GGAATCCATCGTAATCGCGGACGCCAGGAAGGTGGATGTTCACGATCGACGTTTGCGGCGCCGCGCCACCGCTCGCCTTCACGCCAAGCTTCCCGTCCGACCCGCGGGTCACCGGCATGATCGCCTCGTACCCTGCCTCGCCCATCAGCCCCGTGCGCCCACCGGCGTAGCCGAACAGCGTCGGCTGCGTCACTACGCCGCCGCGATCGAACGCCGACAGCCCGGATGGACCGAAGACGCCGCCCTTTGCAAGCGGCGGCACCCATCCGCCCCCGACGACGGGAACAACAGTGCCAGGAGCGCCCGCCACAGCCCCGGCCGTTCCGTAACCGAGGCCACTTCCACCTCCGAATATCATCTGCATCAACGAACCGAGGAAACCGCCGCCGCCCGAGTTCATCGCCTTTGCGAGCGGGCCGACGATCTGCGTGCGGATGATCATGCGATTGACCTCCGCGACAATGAAGGTCGCGAGATCCGCGAAACTCGTCTTGCCGGTCGTGACAAACTTCGTGAGCGCGTCCTCCATGCCCTGAAACGAACCGGTGAATAGGCGCTCGGTCTGGCTCGCAACATCGGCGGCCGAATCGGCGTAGTTGTACAGCGCGCGTGACATACCGTTCTGCCAGCGCGATTGTTCGTCACGCAGCCTGGTGTAGTAGTTCTGGTGATCGAGCAGCGCCTGGTCGAGCGCGGCCTTGATCTTCATCGACTCGGAAACATACGCGTCGGAGCCCAGCATGTGCTCCGGGGTGTCCTTGAGCAGCTGCGCCTGGCGCCGCTGGAACTCACGATAGAGCGAGTTCTGCGACTGGATCATCTCCCGCTGCATGTCGCCCTGGCCGAACGCACCGATTTCGCGGTCGTACTGCTCCTGACGGCCTTCGCGCGCGGTCGCGATTTCCTGCTGGATCTGCGCGGCACGCTCAGCAAACTTCTGCTCGGCGCGCGCCTGCTCCTCGGTCTTCTTCTTGATCAGGTCGCGCATCTGCGCTTCCGTCTCCAGCGCCTCGTTTTTGCGCAGTTGCGCGAGGAGAATGTCAGCATTTGCGAGCAGGCTCTTTTGATCGGCCGTGAGGGTATTTTTCTCCTTCAGGTCGGCGACCTGTTGTTCGAACTCGACACGCGCCTTCGCTGCAGCCCCGAGCTTCTGCTCGCCTTCAAGCTGCGCATTCAGTGAAGCCTCGGTCTCGCGCAGGTTTTGCAGCACGCGCGTTGCGGCATCGTCCGAGTACGCCCTGCCGCTCCCGCCTCGATTCTTGAACTTGTCGAGCATTACATTCCGGCGCGCTTCGATCTCCGCAGCGGTCAGTTCCGGCTGTTTGTTCAGCCGTCGACCTTCCTGGTAGGCCTTGATGTCGCGCTCGAACTCCGCGATCGCCTTCTTGCGCTCGTCGGCCTTCGGCGCGTACTTCGCCAGGCGTTGCTCCGCAGCGATCGCATCCTGCTGGATTCGGTTGTACCGCCCCTGCGCGGCGGCGAGACCGTTGGTCTGATCGACGCGCGCCTGCAACTGCGCCACGAGCGCCTTCTGTGCGTCGACCTCCTCCTGTGCAAACTGCCCGAACCCGCCGCCGGGTCCCTTGCGCTGCATGAACGCGAGACGATCCTCCGCGGCGGCGAGAGCCTGCTGCGGCTCGGGCTCGCGCCCAATGTTCAACATCCAGTCCCAGGCTTTTTTCGCGGCCGCGCCGAGTGCTTCCCACGCGCGCTGATAGTCGCCGAGGCTGGCCTCGAGCTGGCGATTGCGTTCCTTCTGCGCGTCGGCATACGCCTTCTGCGCCGCCTCGCCTGCCTCGGTCGTTCTGCCTTGCTCCTCGAGCGCCTTGATGTGTTCGTATACGGCGAGCGTCAGGTAACGCTGCTGCTCGTTGAATTTGATGGAGGCTTTGAGCGGGTCTTTGCCGAGTTCGGCATACTGCTTTACCACATCCTCCACCGCCACACCCCAACGCTTGGCGGTTTCGGTGGCTGTGGCAGCGAGCGATTGAAGGTTGTTGGTGACGCCCGCGCCAACCAGCCCCGCAAGCGCGGCGGAGGCCTGACCCTGAGTGGCGGACGAGGTTGCAGCGATTGCTGCGGCCATCCCTTGGAGCTGACCCGCTGTGATGCCGGCGAGATTGCCTGTGCTGATGATCGATTTGTTGTACGCGTCGATCTCGGCGGCGCCTTGTTTGTACGCCAAGGCGAGTAGCAATGCCGCGCCCGCCACTCCGCCGAGCGCCAATCGCATCGGCGTGAACACCGTGAGGAGCGCCTTGGCTGCAGGGATGATGCCGCCGAACGAGTCCTTCAGCTGACCGCCCTGCTGGATGGCCACGAGGTAGGCCGGCTGCCCCGAGGCGAGGCCTGTGACGATGTCGGTGATTTGCGCCGGCAACAGCCGCATGGCCTGCGCAGTTTGCTTGGCGGTCAGGCCAATTTTCTGCAGCGGCTGCTCGGCGGCGCGGATCTTGGCGATGCTGCTCTGGATGCCGGGCTGGTCAAAGATGCCGAGGGTTCGCGCCCGATTCTCCAGATACTGGGAGCGCGGGATGCCGGACTGATCGCCGAGGCGGCGAATGGTTGTGGCGAGGCGCTTGGCTTGCGCGTCGAGCTTTTTCACCTGCTCTTCGGCGCCCGCGGCGGCGGTGCTTGCGGAGGCGGCAGCGGCTTGTCCGACCTTGGCAACGGCGTCGCCAACGTCTTTGGCGTGCTTCTTGGCTGTTTGCGCTAGGTCGGCGTGCGCTTGTTTTACGTCGGCGACGCCGGCCTTGAACCCGGTGGCGTCCGACGTGAATTCATATACGCCTTTTCCGAGTTGGTCAGACACGTTTTTGTCGCCCCCCACGCGCAATTGTGGCCAGTCCGCTGGCGCCAGAAACTATCGCGCCCGGCGCATCCCCATTCCGACTCGAGATATACGCGACGTCAAGCCGGATTATCGCTCGGATCTCCCAATTTAGGGGTATGACGCCTAGCAATTCAAAAAACGCTTTCATCCCCTCCCAACGCAACGGCAACGGCCCCGCAAACCCATGCGCCCGCGCCCGGCTCAAGTCGCAGAACCACTCCCAAACATGCCCAGCGCCCAGAGGCAGCGATGGCAGACGACGCAACTCCGGAGCGACAACGCCCGTCTGCTGGGCCACCTCAAGAAGCGTCTGGAGCCGGGTGCGGCCAGTTCGAGCGTCGGGCCGCGACAGCGCGAAGTGCGCCTCGGCGTACTCCAGAAGGGCGTCCGTCAGCCCAGAGTGAAATTTGAGTCGTTGGTGATTGCAAGAAACAGAGTGTCTCGCCACTCGGGCTTGGATCGCAGTACGCGCTCCAGGTTCTCTTTGCTGAAGGGGAAGGGTTGCGTCTTACCGATCGTAAAGCCGAACCAGTCGACGACACATTCTGACACAATCAGGTTGCGCCTCATCTCGCCCGAAGCCACCAAGGCGTCCGCGCCGTCGTCCGTCTTCACGTCCAACGCGACGCCGCGTTGCGCGGCGAGCTTGGTTGTGAGGACTTCGTGGGCGCGTTGGGCGCGCTGGAACTCCGCGGAGGTCGATCCAACAACACGGAACCCAACAGGCTCGCCCGCCTCCGCGCCATCCACAGGGTCGCGCCGCCCGACGACAAAATCGAATGTTCTTCCCTGCATCGCTTCCAACTCGTCGATGTCGAACATGATCACCCTTTCATTTATAATGTTCGCGCAACCAATGCGCCCCCGGCTTATCCAAGCAATCCCATGGACGCGGGCGCCCATGAAAACACACAACCGCCGCGCCCTTCGGCGGACCTTTGCCACAGTGAACTTTGTACGAATACACAGGCGCCACATCCTGCCATTTCTGCGCGTCGCCAATGAACGATTGCAGGAATGCTTGATCGCCGAGGCGCCCGCAACGGCGCTGATGGCCAAGCGGGTCCGCAATCCAACTCGCCCATATGCGCGCCTTGTCCGTGCGCGCGATATACATCAGCCCCGACCCCATGCGTTGGGGGCGGTAAAAGTCTCGCAAAACGGTTGTCCTATTCACTTCTGGAAGCGGCGAGAGCACAACCGTGTCCAGATCGTAGAACATCAAGTCGTCATCGACGGTGTCGCTAAACAACTCCATCTTGGCCCACCATCCCGGCCAACCCCTCCGCAACCAAACAGTCTCCACGCCCGGCACAGGAACATCCGACAGACACACGAGGCCAGGCACTTGCCGCGCGAGAAGCTGCACGTGTTCAGGCCGGAACTCCCCGCCCGAGCGAAGCACGCAAACGCTCTTCACACAAACTCCGCGTGTATGGGTTTCACTTGCGTCGCGGCGATCACTTTGTTCTGGCCCTGGAATTGGCAGAACCTGCAACCCCGCGCATCGAACGGCTCCACAGGCGCGCCAAACAGATCCGCAAAGCGCCGATCATGCAAATCGGCCACTTTGCCGGCACGAGTGTAGGCGGTGTTGCAGCACCGATACACCCCGAGATCTCCGCCAATGTACGTGCTCAGATGCTGGTATCCGCAAACAGCATCCTCCGGCGACCCCGAGTCTAAGTCTGCGATGCGGCGATCGAACAGATTGACTATGAGATCGCCGAATCGATCTTTTGCGTCGGCAATCACGCTGTCGATTTCGCCTAGGCTGGCGCCGTAATGATCAACGCCATCCGCAGAAAACACCGCGCCCACCCGCACATTCGCGACCCCCGCCGCGCGGGCAAGTTCGGCCGCGGCGGGCAGCTCGCGAAAGTTCTGCGGCGTCACAACGTACCCAACGCTCACCGTGCCTGAGCAAAGCGCCGCTAGCTCGCCGATGCGCTCCCACACCTTTGCCCAATGCTTGGCGCCCACCCTCCGCACACGCGCGTAAGTCTCCGCACTTCCAGCGTCCACCGAAACCCGCACCCAACTCATCCCGCGCACAGCTGGATGCGACGGGTCCAGATTGACGCCGTTCGTGACCAAAGCGGTCGCGATGCCGTGTTGCTGCGCACGGCCGAACATCTCGAGGTGATCCGGGTGCATGGTCGGCTCGCCGCCGCCGGTGAACTGCAAACCCTTCACGCCGATCGCCGCGCAGTCGTCGATGATCTCGCGGGCCTTGTCCGCCGGAATCATGCGCCGGGGGTTGCGGCGCTTGCCGTCCGGAAACAACTCATTGGACAGCCCAGAACTCATCCGATACGCACAGAACCCGCAGTCTTGATTGCACAAATCCGACAGCACCAGTTGAACGTGCACGGGGGCAGGCGTGATGCCGTTGCGCAGCACATCCAACCGATCGAGCCAATAGACGGGCTTGGATTGGGAGTAGAGATCGTTGGTCACGCAGCGCACCTCACATTTGGCCACCATTGACGCGCCCAATCCGGCCCTCGCCACGGAGGACACTCAGCATTGAACGCCACAACACGCGTACTCACCAGCGGGCGCGAGCCGCGGCGGCGCAGCATCTGCAGCCGGTAACTCTCGATGAGCCCAACCGGGAACCCCTGCACGTCGCCGGCCTGCTCGGCGATCCACGCCTGATCGCCCCAGCGCTCGCAGGTCACGTATTCCGCCATGATCCGTTCGGCCACAGGCTCGAATCGGTCGGCGATGTGCGAGTAGTCGCCATCCCATGACATCACCGCACTCGTCATCAAGTGCGGCAACACCCAGTTGCGGCACATCAGGAACTCGCCCGTCACGAGCGACGCCGGGTCGGCGACGATCACCGAATCCAGATCGAGGTAGAGTGTGCGCCCCTTGAAGTGTCTGAACAACTCGACCTTCGCCCACCAGCCCGGCCAGCCCGACTCGAGCGGCACGCGCTCGCACTCCACCGGCACATCCGACAGGCAGGCGAACCGCGCCCCGGGAAGCCAATGCGCGACCTGCGCCTGCAGACCGGCGACGTGCGTCGGTTCGTAGACACCGCCGCTCCGCAACACGCAAGCAACGGTCAGCACCTGTCCCACACTGCGTAGAAGTTGTCCGCGCCGAGCGTGTTCCGTATGCCGGGCGTGATGCGCCAACCCGGGAAGTCCTCCGGCGTCCAGCCGCTGCGGTGCGTCTGCCAGTGGTCAGCGCCCAGTCCGAAGTTGTCCGAATCCTGCTCCATGAACCCGTTCGGAGTGAACACCACGACCTGGCACCGTGCGACGCGCTGTGCATGCAGCAAGACCTCTGCCGCCTCGGCGCGCTCCATGTGCTCGATCACGTCGAGCAGGAACACAGAATCGAACCGCCGGCACCCGATCTCCGGCATCATCTCCTGCGCCGTCCCGCGCCAAACCACGTACCCCGCGGCGCGCAACGCATTGACGTGAGGCTCGTACGGTTCGATGCATACGTGCTCACGCGCCCGAAACCACTGCATCGGGCTGATGCACGGCCCAACGTCCAGCACCGATTCCACAACGCTGTACCCGACCGGAACCCCCGGCGGCACGTTCTGCAGCACGCGACGCTTCCTGATCGCGGCCGCAGCGAGCGCGGTGTGCTCCTCCACGAACTCTCGGCTCGGCTTCATTCGCGCGGCGCCCATTTGTGGCCCCACTTCGCCTTGAGCCGCTCCAGATTCGACAGGTGCGACCCAGCATACGAATGCGGCGTCTTGTAATGCCACACCTGCCCCGGAGCGACCTTGAACCGGGCGCCAGCTTCGGCCACGGACCACAGCCAGTCGTTGTCGTCGAGCGACCGCCCAAACCGATACTCCTCGTCAAACCCGCCCGCACGGTCAAACAGCTCGCGATGGAACATCGCGCAGAAATGAAAGTGCGCGTTCGGCGGCACCGGCATTCGGCCGTTCTCGTAGAGGTAGTTCACCATCGGCCCGGCGATCCACATGCCAGAGACATCCTGGCAGGCGACCGTCACGTAGTCGTCCGGGTGCTCGAGCATCGCCAGCATGCCGGTGAGCACATCCTCGCGATGCTCCACCTCCGGATTCGTGAGCACAATCACGTCGCCCGAGCTCGCCCGTACCGCAGCATTGATCGGCACGCATGGATTGAGCCCGATCCTCTTGGACTTCAACCGCGTGACAACGCAACCCGGCGCTCGCACAGGCACAGGCGTACCGTCATCGCAGATCGAAATCTCGATGTCCAGATGACCATACAGCCGCCTGTAAGCCGCGAGCGAACGATCCAACTCCGACTGGCGCTGCCAGTACGGCATGCAGATCGAGATCTTCATCTCTGCATCCGTACTGTCGTGATGCCCGGCATCACGCGGACGCTGCAACTTCGCTCGTCGGACCCGTCAGACGGAAGTTGAACGTCGCGCTGACCACGCCGTCCACCGCCGCGCTCCACGACCGCTGCGACACGTAGGCCAGCGCGCGGAAGATCGACCCGTCCTCGAACTCGACCTCGATCAGTCGCGAGAGCTTGTCGGCGGCAGCGGCCTTGATCTCCTCGTGCGCGGCGTTGCCGGGCTTCCAGTGCCCCGTCACACTCAGCGTCCCGCTGTCCTGCAGGCCGAGGCGGAACTCCTTGGCGGTGGAGCAGATGGTGGTGACGTCGTTTTCGGTGGCGGTGCCGCCGG